CTATTCCGCTGCTCTTCCTTTGGTCGAAGGTGAGCTAGAATGTCCATCTCCTGTATCAGGCGCATAGTGAACGTAGAGAACGCATCAGCACGCGACTTGGACGCAGAGACAACAAGGAACTTGAGCTGTGGGTCACAGTAGAGCCTCCACAGGACGTAGGCAGCAGTAATGAATGACTTACCTACGCCTCGGAAAGCTTGAATGGCTATCTTTGTAGGACCGTTCTGAAGGTAGTTAGCTATGTCGTACTGGATTGGAGTCGGGTCTGGTAGAGAAATATGTTTCCAGACTAGGTAAAGGAATAAACGGAAATCTTTTTTGAGAGGGTCTTCATTCATATAGTGGTCCTGTTGCTGCTCCCCCTTCTGCGGAACGTTCTTTAGCTGCCTTTATAGCTAACTCCATGTTAGCGTATCTTGGCGCACGCTTGCCCGACATACCTTCGTAAGCAAGGTGAGCGTCATATGCACTAGCTTCGTCCAAAACATGCGGCTGTCCGTTATTATCCCACCAAATACTAGGATAATTGACAACTTCGCTACCGGAGGGGCTTGTGTAGTCGGACGTTAGATATTCTGTAGAGTTTCCTCCTAGACCCACATCTTGCGGAACGTGTAGATTTGTGTTGAAGGGAACTAGATTAGGCTGTTCGTTGTTGGCTGCAACACACATTAGCACTTACACCTTCTCATTAAAATGGGTAGAATGTGTCGCTGGCGAAGGTCATCTCTCCATTGGGACCAATCACGTATTTATTTCCGTACATGTCGTATTCAACGTTAGGGTCATCGTAGTTCACAGGAGGACGAGACTTCGGTTTACTTGTATTTTTCTTTGTTGGTTTTATCGCCATCGTCTTGGCTGGTTTAACGTCAGCCTTCTTTATGTTCATTTTGCTCATCATGGCTTTATCAGCCCTGAAGAAATCAGCGGCATTGTCTTGGTCACCCCAGTTTATATCCGAGCCGCTCACCACTGCATCATTTGTAGATTGTATGTCGGAAGGAGATACGTCTCCTGCCATTTTTGACATGTCTACACACATTAGCACTTCCACCTTCTCATTGATGCTCTGGCACGCTCAGCGTTCTTAGATTTCTTCACTATGCCAAGCATACGTTTACAGAAGGAGCGCTTGCGGCCTTTGTCAGCTTTTGTTTTCGGGTTTGGTGCAGGAGGCTTAAGGTTAGAGCCAGTCTCTCTGTTGTACTTGGCTCGGCCTTTAGCAGTCAGTCCTGCTCCTTGTTTGGTCGGGAGTTTTTCTCCACGTCTGATAGATAGGCTTGTCAGTTTGCATACTCCTCTTTGTCTGCATTAAAAAGCTCCTCCCGGTGGTAGCAGCGCGTCGTTTTCCTTCTTAGCTGCCTTCTGTATTTCAGTAAGAGCTTTACGCATGCGTTTGGAAGCATTAGCATTTAAAAATTTTGAGTATTCTTTTGCTTGTCTGATCTGCATGTTATTAATAGAACTCTTATCTTTTTTATTAAGATCACCTATTGCTTCTACGGGTCCATAGTATTTTAACATTAGCATACGAGCTGCCAACTCGTGGTTACTCATTTGCGTATTCTCTTTTCCTACTTTAGCAGCAGTTAAGTTTAAGAATTTAATTGTGTCATCTGACAGCAATCCGTTTTTAATTAGAGTGCTTATACCTCTGTGTGTGCTTTCGTGGACTGCCGTGTAGCGATCTGCGCCCGAATCCCATATATAATCTTTGCTAGGATTATATGTTCCTGCCGTGAGAATCTCATAACCTGCTAAAGTTTTTCTATCTGTGTCTAAAATTCTAGATGGATCAAACCCTAATTTAGCTATTGGATTGTTTTGAACAGCAAGGTATGTCTCCATTAACCTTTTACTTGTTTCTGGCTTTATTGGAGTTCCCTTTAACTTCTCAAAATCATAGTCTCCCCTTCTTATAGCTTGTGACACATTATGTGTTGCTGCTAGATGTCCTTCCAGATATTTAGTATTCTGCTCTTTGGCATAATCAGGGTTAACATACTTGTGTATGGGATCAAGATAGCTTTCATGATCTTTAATAGCCATATCTACGCTATTCTGATTAGGCCAATTTTTTGTAGGGTTGGGAGCGAAGGGGTTCTCTTGTGTTTGTCCTGTACACATTAGTTTGCATACTCCCCTTCGTCCTCAAACTTGGGCAGAGAGTCCATCAAAGCCTTAAGTGGCGACTCTTCAGTCAGGATAGCCTCAATGCCGTTGTTCTGGAGCAGCTTGATTGCAGCGTTCAGCTCAGCAGGGGAAGCATCCCCGGCCCTAACACGACGCAGGAGGTCTGTAGTCACAGCCTCGTGGAGCTGGCCTAGCAGCTCTTCGCTCGCTCTAGTCTTGTTCATCAGCGTGGTCCTATAGCTAACCAAGGGGCAGCTTTAGCTAACAAAGCGCCCACTACGGACGAGAAGCCAGCGACAAGCATTAACGTCTTCCAGCCACCTTTTGCTTGAGCAAGCGTGTCTCTAATAATTCTTAAATCGTCTTTTACTAAGTCTAAGTCTTTGCGTAAGTGATTAAGCTCTGCTTCTAAGACAGCTACTTCTACTGCTACTTCTTTTTCCAAT